AAGCGTTTCCGCTTTCTAGTGATATTTATAAGAAAGTCAAATTGTAGACGATTGTCTAGGTGGTGATACCTATTCATCTCATTAGCAAAAGCAACTGTATCTGGAAAGTAAGATAAGCCACGATTGACCATAAATGGTGCATAACCTTTCTCAGCTTGATCATCCATCATGATGTCTTGCTTAGTAAAGTTAATAGAGTTTAGATAATCAAAAGGGCTAACGGACATCCTCAATACCTCCGTCCATACCTGGCCACATTACACGCTCCATTCTTTCCAAAAGAACTGCTTCAGTCACATCTGTTGATGCGCCTTTTTGCACATCAGTATCTCTATAATATAACTGAGGGTATGTTGTATGACCATCCGGTAAAGGGTGGTTATTTAATATTACATATTCTATATTCCACATATCAAGTTTTTCTTGTAGCATGTGGCAATATACACATCTATCTTTAGTAAATAAAGTCAATCTATCCATAATCTATCCTAACGCTAATGCTAGTGTCTGTAGTCTCATCACATCCATAACAATATCATGCTGTGGATCATGTGCGACAAACACAGATTCCAAACCTTCTGGTATAAATCCATTTCTTAGATCAATACCCCAAGACATACCTTCGATCATTGATCTAGTATCACGAACAACCCAATGTGGCCAAGGTACGATTTGCTTACACTGTTCGGCAATATAATCTATAATAATAGGATCAAATGTATTACCACGAGTATAAACTTTATCTAACTTTTTCTTTGTATGGGTATTGATAAATGGTATTGCTTGATCAATATCTACATCAAGCTCAGTTGGCTTTAGTTGCCTTTGAGCATCTTTAGATTGTTCTCCCCACCATTTTAACGTATCCTGATTGATTTGTCTACCATATTTTTTAACTTGACTTTCAACATCAAATTTAATATATCGTGAGCTTTCTAACAATTCAGTATAAGAATATTGCTCTTTAGGATTAAATCTGCTTTCTTCAAACTCAAGTACAGCCATTGAAAGCAGTACACCATTTACTCTATCTACAGATAAGGTTTCAAAGTCAAAGATTATAGCCATTATACAAACTCCACATTAGCCATGATCTCAGTCATACAAGCAACTACATTTAGTTCATGATCTGCAACAAAGGCATTCTTATATTGATAGTCGGCTAATATAAGAACAAGTTGTGGTATAGATTGTGGTTGAACTAATCCATTCATACCATCATATACACCACGGAAGATTGAAGATGCATCAACATCAATATTATTAACTACCCAAGACCGCATCTTTTTGAAGTCTTTATCTTTAAGGAGTTTAATTAGATTAACATACTGATCACCAGTAGAAACCATCCTAGCGCCAGGAATAAGAATGCCGCTAATTGAAAACCTTTGTAGTTCGTTGAGAATACGGCGCCAATCAGGGGCATGAGCCAAGATAATTTCAGCAAGTTTAGGTTCTTCATATTCAATCCCTTCTGTTTCTAATACAAACTTAGCCCGTGCCATAAACTGTGCGGCAAGACCAGCCATATCTTTCTTAGATGTATTAAATTCATATACACCACAACGAGAATGCAGTGGCTCAATGATACGATTTTTAAAGTTACAAGTTAAGATGAACCTACAATTGTTTGCAAATTCTTCTATAAAGCCACGTAGGGCTGGTTGTGTACTTTGTGGATTAAGATAATCAGCCTCGTCAAGAATAACTACTTTATAGCCACCTTGCAGAGATACTGTAGAAGCAAACTGTTTAATCTTACCACGTAGTGTATCAATGTTACCTTCTTCGGATCCATTGATCATAATATAGTCAAGCTCTAGTTCATTACATAGAGCCTTAGCAACAGTTGTCTTACCTAGACCAGCAGTACCACATAACAACATGTTAGGTAAATCACCAGTATTCACCAATTGTTGAAATGTTTCTTTTAGGTCTTTTGGTAAGACACTGTCACTAATTTTTTGTGGCCGATATTTTTCGGTCCATAGGAAGTCAGTCATTTACAATCTCCATATTCAAGAATTTCATTATATAATATTTTGGACAAATTGTAAAGTTTATTATGACTTATTAGCCTCATATGCTTCAGATGTAGAGATAGCTTGAATGCACTGGTCTCTGAGTGTGCCGATTGTGGATAATTCTTCACCACGAAAGCCACCACGTTGTACGACTGCATCAATTACAGCAACCGTGCTACGACTAATCTGTGCCATTAAAGCATAGCTTGCATCGTGTTCATTATTTTCTTTTTTAGACATCAATTAAACTCCGTATGTAGATGTTTTTTCAAAGGCGATCCAATAAGAAATACCATATTCCGTATTAGTCCATTTAGAGATAAGTTTAGAGGAGATTTCAACATTATAATCTCCAGCGATTACTTTTAGATTTGAGATATTTAGAATAAAGTTAAAATCTACTCCATCATCAAATTCTCCAGCAACGTCAATAGAATAAGCATTAGATGTATTATTCTTACTATCAACAACAGAGATACTTAGTACACCATCTTTGCCGGTGATTGATACCTCATTGTGACCTAGTGCTGTTGAAGCACGTTTAATTCTACCAAGTGTATCTGCATCTAGTATAAAAGATACATCTGCATTTGGCATATTTACATTCTTGCCTGGCTTTGTTAGCATGTCAGGATCAGAGAAGAAATATTTTACTTTACTGCGACCAGAGGAATCTCCGACAGTCACATAGTCTTGTTGAAATACTAGGTTAGGTGTATCCACCAAACTTAGAACCCCAAGAAATTCATTTAGATCATAGATACCAAATGATTGTGGAAAATCTTCCACGATAGAAGCGGTAGACATAACATTCTTTGCCTCCGAGATAGTTTTAACAGTATTGCCTTTTTCTATCACAATGTTGGAATTGATACCAGCAAAGTTTTTAAGAATAGAAAGAGTGTTTTCAGATAATTCCATAATATACTCCAGTTGAATTAATATGACCATTATATAACATATTGATCATGTTGTAAACCATTTTATTTAATTTTACTAAAGTTTTTTTCTTTAGTAAATTCAATCTTGCCTTCAAACTTATCATCTAAGATTTCTCCTTTATGTGATATAACAAAGACATTAGCATCATCACCAAGCGAGTAGATGATTTTCATTAAGTTACCAACACCTTCATGATCCAATGAACTGTCAAAGGTCTCATCAAGTATTAGTAAATTGGTTGCCACCGAGTTCTTCATCTTAGCAATTTGTCGCCAAGTAAAGAGTAGTGCCAAGTCAATACGTTGCTTCTCACCCTCAGAGAACGAGTCGTATGAGAAGTTGTCACGATGTCTTGAGCGGATAGTCTCTTGGAAACTCTCATCAAGATTAAAGTGAACAAAAAAGTCTAGGATTTGTAGGTACTGATTAGTAAGTTTATTAATGACTGGCAAGTATTCTTTGACAATCTTAGTTTTAATACCAGTATCTTTTAGCATCTCTGCCATAGCCAAGTTGTAAGATAGTTCTTCATTCTTGACAAGTTTAGTCTCAGTTAGATCATTACGGCTTTCTACAAGTGTCTCCAGTGATTTCTTTTCTACACTTAGATCACCATCAGTACCTTGTATCTTTTGGATAGCTTCGTTAGAGGCTGTAATGACACCTTGCAGCCTAGTAATTTCTCTATTATTACCACTAATAGTTGTAGTACGATCTCTAATCTCGTCCGTGATAGTATTAAACTTTGTAATATCTTGCTCAACCTTAGTAGATTGATCAGAGACATCGTTTAAGGCATTCTGTAGTTCTGTTGCTTTTTCTTTACCTACAGATAGCTTTTCTGATCTAAGGTCTTCACTAATAGTTTGTGAGCATGTTGGACAGTCAGCATTCTCTTCATAGAATTTTGTTTCTTTAACAAGTACCTTAATCTTTTGATTAAACTCTGCCTTAAACTGTAATAGGCTTTGTTTCTTATCATTACTTGCTTTAAGATTTTCTTTAAGACCATTTTGTCTTTCATCAATCTCATTTGACAATAAGGCATTTTCTTCTTGATGCTTTTCTATATCTGCAAGTGCTGCTTCTATTTCTATTACTCTAAGATCAACTTGATCATTACTTAGATTTTCTACATCACGTATATACTTACGTTGTATATCAATCTTTTCTTTTGTAAGCTCAATATCATATACAACATTCTTAATCAAGTCTTTAAGTGATGATGACTTTTCTTTTACAAGTGAATTCATCTTACTAAAGATATTAATGTCCAGAAGATCCTCGATCACATCTCGCCTGTGTTGTGATGCAAGCTGCATGAAGGGAATGAAGGATGATGAGCCTAGTACCACAATCTGATGAAATGATTTATGATTCAACTTAATGATATTCTGCTCGAGGATCTTCTGGTACTCTTTGGAATGAGATGCTTGATTAATCATAACACCATCTTTCCAAATTTCAAAGATGTTAGGTTTAATGCCTCGTACAACTTTAAAGTGTGCTTTACCAATAGTAAATACAACTTCAACAACACTATCTTTCTTATTGATAGAATTTACTAATTGGCTTTTATTAATATTTCGGTGTGGTTTGCCAAATAGAGCAAATGATAGTGCATCAAGCATACTTGATTTACCAGCACCGTTATGACCAATAACCAGAGTTGATTTTGTCTTTGTATAGTCAATATCAACCCACTTGTTACCAGTCGATAAGAAGTTTTTATATTTTAATGTTCGGAATATGATCATGCAATCTCTGATGCCTGTGCTTCTGTTAACAAGTCACGCATCTTACCTTTCAGTCTATCTTTATCCAGTTCAGTATCAACACCATCAACATAACTATCAAGCAATTGTGTGGTATCTTCCACAGAGATTGCTTCATCATCAACAGCATCACCAAGAAACTCATTAAAGTTTTCTGCAATCTTTAATTCGTGAATTGGCCTATTTTGTATTCTATCAACAAACCGGTCAAAAGTAAATAGGTCTTCCTTATTAATTACAACTATTTTAACAAATTTATTTTCTACTTGAGTTAGATCATAATCCATGTAGTCACGCTTAGAGTCATCATATACAATCTTATGATATAAACCATGTGGATTACGAATAGGTTCTACTTTTCTTGTTTCCGTATCAAGTATATGAAAATACTTAGGGTCGTGAGCATCACTCCAATTCATCTCTATTTGAGAACCAAGGTAGTGAATATTATCTTGATTAGATTTAGTATGAAAATGTCCAGACATAACCATTTCAAATCTACTGAAAAGATTACGATCAAGACCATGATCACATTTAATACCTTTCATCATCTCATAACCAATGATATCAAAGTGTCCACCAATAAAGTCTGCTTTACAGTTGGCAAGAAAGTCAAGTGATTGTTTCTCATTCTCTGCGCAGATCCATGGCACTAGACCCATCTTGAGAGAACCATATTCCATAACTTTAGGTTTACTAATGATGTTTACTTCATTCATATAATGCCCTAGCAACTCTTTCAAGCTGTTTAGTTCATTAGTATTCTTATAGAAAGTGTCGTGGTTACCACAGATAATATCCATAGTAATGCCATGGTCTCTTAACGGTTTAAGAAAATGTTGACGATTACGGTTAAGAGCACGGAAATTGATAAACTTCCTGTTATCATAGTAATCACCAAGATGCACGATATGCTGAATACCATGTTCCAAAAGATAAGGAAAAAATACATCATTATAAAATTTCTCTGCATTATCGAGAAATATGTCAGAGCTATTACGGATACCACAATGAGTGTCATTTATGATTGCTACCTTCATTCAATAAATCCACTCAAATC